TAGCTACGCTATCAGTCCTAACGCTTTTTCTTGCCTTATTAAGCCAAGTAAATATGTTAGCTGCCATTTTCCTATTAGGGTAAGGGCTTTTAAAAGAGTAAGGAGTATTGCTTGGGCTTCCACTATCATAACCCTTAACCCCTTGATTGATGAAATCAAAGTACTCCATTTGTTTGCTTCCTAAAGGGTAGCCTAAATTCAAAGTATATTGATTGCCAAACTTTGTGATAACGGGTTGCGAAGGCTCGGCTAATAAACCAGAACTTATTGAGCCTGACTTTTCAAGGTTCTCTTGGATAGCATCGTTAAAGGCTATGCCATATTCGTAAAGTACCTTCTCAAGCAATGGCAGTTCGTCTTTCTTAACAACGTTATAGTCGCCCCCTTTAATCTTATTAAAGAAGCCTTCTCTTAAAGCCTGTAATTGATTTCTACTAATACTCACGCTAATAAATATAAGGAAGGTCTAAAAATAACTAACCCTACCAAAAATGGCAGGGCTTGTCTGGGGGTCTTGGGGTCTTATTTAATCTTCCTAATGGCTTCGGCATCAAAGTCCGACTTGGCTTTTAAATATGATAAGCTATTTAAGTAATGTATTATTTTAAGTTCGTAAGCATCTTGCAAAGGTATAGCTTCGTACTCCGATACTATTTTGGTACAATATTGCCACCCAAAATATTCCATAAAATTGCTGCCACCTTTTGTGCCTTGTCCTGTTCCATATTCTCCTTTAGTAGGCTCTTCTCCAAAAAGTCCTGGGTAATTGGAGTCCAATCGTTGAATACTTGATAAAAAAAAACAACCGAATAATAAACCTCTTTGAAATTGGCAAACAAAAAGTCATTAGCGTACTCTTGGTGCTTATCCGAGTCATAAGATAGGTCTATATATTTAAGCCATTTTCTTTGTTGTGGGATAGTAATAGATGCCGCTATCTTGTGTAGGTTAGGTATAAGTTCCTTACAAAAGTACTTGCTTTCTATGTAGCGTGAAGCGTTTATATCCTTTGCATCTTGTATAAACCTATACGTTTTGCCATTGGCTCTTACCCTATTTACGGGTGTACCTTCGTAGTTGTCTTTAAGGAATATTATCTCCGACCTATATTTATTAAGTTTCTCTTTAGGTAGGTTAAGAACTTGATTGTCCGTAAGGTTATTGACTATGCCTACTAACTTGCATTCTAATTCAAACTCCGTTAAGTGTTCTGGTGGGTTTGTAATGATAGGGTGCATTTGTTGGTATTGCCATACCGATATTTTATTCCAACTCATTTTCTTAGTTTTAACATTATCTCATAGGCAAGATGCCCACCTATGTAGCATAACGCTGCCAAAGGTAAGCAAATTGCAAAGAAGTACAATATTTTTATTACTTTAATGATACGGCTACACTTGTTGTGCTACTCTTGGCAGGTGGGTAAACTTTCGTAACCTCGCCAGTAACTCCGTTAATAATATCAAGACCTTGATGTGGAACTTTTTTCAAGAAATCTTCCATATCCTTTTTGGCTTTAGCTGCGCTATTGTACTCGGTTAATATCTCATCGTATGCAGGACTTTCGCATTTGCTAAAGTCATACTTAACGCCTACTTCTCTAATGTTAAACTTAGCACTCATATACTCAAAGTCCTTGCCATTTAATACGGCTGCTTGTAATACGGCATCTTTATAGTCCTTGTTTGCTTTTAGGGTTTCAAGCATATCCTCTAAGGCTTTAACCTGGAGATGTGTTTTTAACGGATCAAGTTCCCCTGCGTTTAAGCGTTCAATTAATTGGTGGGTAAACTCAACTCGTTGTTCTTTTGTTGTTTCAAAGATTTGTTGTAGTTCCATTTTATATTGTTTCGGGTTTGTAATTATCTATGTCAAAAAAGCCAACTTTTGACTTATGTTCTGGTCTCCTTAATTTACGCTTTGCAGGTTCGTAGCCTTTCTCGTTGCAGTAGGTAAGTATCTCTAAGTAAGTCGCATCAATGTTAGACATCATTATGCTAATCGGCTCACTTGCGTAATATTTGTCTATATATTCTTTTGTGCTTTGGGTCATAGTTTTTAATTGTGTAGTCAGTTAAAGCTGCCATTACAAAACCTGTTGCAATTAGCAGAAGGCAGATAGCGTAAATCATTTAGAGTATACGTCTTGTAATTGTCCAATAAGGTAACAAGCTGCTACTAATACTGCTAATAATTGTGCGGTTTCTTTTTTCATTGTGTTTGGTTTAGTTTAGTTAAATTGTGCGTTGAATAGTCGCACCCCTATATATTTTATTTGTAAGTTACATCATTACCCCATCCATTATTTTTTATATTATCTATGCAATCTTTAATATTCGTACTTTGAAAAGTATCTTTACCATTACCTCTACCTGTTCTTATTGAATAAAAAATACCATTTTCATTTTTTCTAACCTTTATGCAACCGCAATAACCTATTTGAATATGTTTATATCCTAAGTTAATTCCTGTTTCTACTTTGTTTACAAAATCTAAATGTTTTGCATTTTTATATAAGTTTTTAACTTCTTGTGTTGAAGAGATTAATTCTTCGTGTGTCATTTGTAAAAGTTGTTCGTTTGTCATTGTGTTTTGTGTTTGTGGTTAATTGATATATCAAATATACAACCTTTACACATTGCACAATCAAATGAGTAAACTTTTTTTTAAAATTGTTATGAACGGTAAATATCAAGTATAAGCGGTAAATTATAGGAAAGCATACCTACCCGTGCCACGTTTAAGGCTAAAGTTCTGCCAAGCCAAAGCCAAAGCCATTACGGCGTCATCGTGAAAGCCTGAAGGTGCGGAGTACTTAACCCCCGTTGCCGTGTACATATACTCAAATACTTCTAACTCCTGGCTGATTATTCCCTCAGGATAGCCTATCTTACCTTGATGTATTGCAGCCTGTAACCCTTCCATTAGCTGCTGCTTACTTGAACTTGTGAACTTTAACCCTTGTATCATTACCCCTTCCCTTTGTAAGTCCTCGAGGATAGGGTCACCAACCCCCGTACTATCGACAAGGATAGGGCATTTAGGCAGCCTAAGGATAGTTTGCTTGGTATTGTGCCAATCCATTTGAAAGCGGTCAAAATAAGCCACGTTTCCATCTTCGTCTAATCCTACTATTACAGTCCAATCGACTGACTTAGCAAGGTCAATCCCATAAGCTACAATCGGCATTGTTGTTACTGGGTGTATACATTTGCGAATGTATTGGCTACCAAATGGGTTTGCTGCGTTCTCCGCAGGGTTTGCCATATACTCCTGCTCAAACACAACCTCTGGCAGTTGCTTCCTTGCATCGTCTATTTCGTTGGGGTCAATGTAAGGGTTATCGTATGTAGTAAATTTAAAGCTTTGCCAATCGGGTTCAGCTTTGCTAAATAAACTAAAGAAGTAGTTTTTACCTTTAGGGGTGCTTAAGAATATAGCCTTACCCTTGTAGTCCGTTAAAGTAGGTCTTATCGAGTTAAGCCACCCATCTTCAAGGTTAGGTATAAAGGAAGCCTCATCTATTACGGCTAAGTGAAACTTTAAACCACGAAGATTGTCTAACTTTTCGCCTGTAAAGAAGCGTATGCTTCCACCCGTTATGAATGTAATAACAAGGTCGCTTTCGTTCTTAGAGTATATTTCTAATGGCAATAGGTCTACTATCTCTTTAAAAAATATCTTTCCTAATTGGTAAGTAGGTGTAATGTAAGCTACACGCTTTTTATTGACCGCAGTATCTATGCTTATTGTTTGGCTAATCAAGGACTTACCAAATCTTCTCCCTGCCATCATTACTATAAACCTTTTGTCGCAGTCAAGTACTTGCTTTTGTGCAGGGTGTGGTTTATGTAAGCTTAGACCTATTGTTTGCATTACTTATCGTAAGTTATTTTAATCTCACTTACTTCGTGTTTGTTCTCGGACTTCTCTACTAAGCTATTCAATCGCTGAGTTATGCTTGGATTGTAAACCCCTGCCATACCACCTTCGATTTGGTCTTGCCTTATTTTTTTCCTAATATGCGAACAGATGGTTAAAAAATCTGCGTAAGCATTATTTGTGTTAGCAAAGTAATGGCTTAAATCTCCTATAATACCTTTGTCTGCGCAATAGTTTTCAAAGCCTTCTATTGTCAAAGGTCTTTCTCTTAATCTATATACTTCGTCTCCGTCTTTACCTACGAAATCGTGTACTTTAATAGGATTGCTTTTGCAGTATTCTGCGTACTCGTTAAAGTATTGAAGCATTAGTTCTGGTGTCTCTATAAGTTTAAACCTACCCATCTATCTTGTTTTTGTAGTGTTGGCATATCCTATCCATTACGGATAGGTAATATGTGTTAAAATCTTTGTATCCTTCGTTGTCTTGTTCGTATGTCTTGTATAAGATGCCCCTTAATCTTTGGCTCGGTGTTTTAAACGTGTCTGGGTCTGCCTTTAGATTTTCTATTATGTCTTGTTCTTCTTTACTAAACGGCTCTTCTTTAATTGCTAAGTAGCAGAACTGTTGGTTAAGTTGGAATATATCCGCAGCATCTTTAGGACTTAGTTCCTGTGTTGCTATTGTTAGCTTGATTGTTTTGTCTTTGCGTGAGGCAATGCTTTCTATTTGACTTGATAATAAAATCATAATATGCCGTTAATTATATCGTTTGCTTCGTCTATTGCATCTTCTTGGTCTAAGTAAGTATCTACGTCTGCTATATGCTTATTGATTAAAGTTTCTGCCATTGCATAGGTATAATGTCCTATCGTGGTCATATCGTCTCCGTTTTTACCTGTCTTACATACCGCAAGGAAGTAAGCTTTGTGCGTAAGGAGTAGCCATATAGCGTTTAGCTTTCTCATCTTCCTTGACCTTTGTAATCTTTAGGTCTTGGGTTATGCTTATTAAAGGACTTCTTTGCAGAGCCTCTTTTGCGTTTGCCAAAGCTAACTTTGTTATTGTTCTCTTTAATCTTTGCCATAATTCTTTGCGTGTATGTCTTTTAGAAACTCTTTATATTGTTTTTTGTCTCCGTATTCTATGTGGCACTTCCTACACAATCCCATAAGGTTCTCAATCGTGTCTTTGTCTTTGCTGCCACCCATTCCCCTTGCCTCAATATGATGTATATCTACCGCTTGTGAGCCACACACTTCACAAGGAATGAAGTCAGTTTTTTTATACCCCATTCCCTGCAAATAAATTTGTGTGTGTTTCTGCATACTTTCCCCATTAAATTTTCCGTTGATTAATAATTAAAAAATTTAAATATGCAAATTATTTTCCGTCTATTTCTTTTAGTTTGTTAATCGCCCATTCTACACCAGAAGTTCCACCCCAAGCGTCCCACATTAACCCACCACAACCTTCACTATAAGGAACGTCTTTATGTTGTTGATGTCTTTTAAACGAAGCCATACGGGCAATCGTATCTCTACTAATTGGCTCACGATTTGCTAATTGCCTTGCTCTTGCTTTACCTGTTGCTTCTCCACAAGAACCCCAACCATTTTTCTCTGCCCATTCTATTGCCCTCTTTGCGTTATTAGTAGCTGACTCCGGATAGTCGGTATAGCTTTCGGCAAACTTGCCACCTGCAAGAATAGCCTTCCAAACTTGCATTGCCTTTTCCTCGGTTTCATAAACGCAACCGCCTGAGCCTATTCTATATTTCCCGTTTGAGCATTTTATTACTGGCATAGTTTACTATAAATATACTTTCGGTCTAAATTTATCTCGTCAAAGTTATACTTCTTTTCGCAGAACTCAAATAGCTTTTGTCCGCTTTCCTTTCTCATATCCGCATCGCTTACTAAATCTTTTATGTGTTTGTACCAATCCTTCTGGCTTTTAACGTAATGCACGGGCATATCTAAGTAAGGATTGACGTGGCTAACAATAGCAGGGTTCTTTTTAGAAGCCGTTTCTAATACCTTAAGGTTGGACTTCATAGCGTTGAACTTGTTATCTACCAGTGGGATAACTGAAATGTCTGAGTCCGTATAAGCACCCATATATTCCGTAACCTTTGCATAGTTATAGATTGTAGGGTTAAGCTTTAGTCCGCAAGTGAACGCATCAATCATTTTATCCCATATAGGTTTCTCCCCGTCATTGTAACCTGCAATAACAGTTCTTATATTCATACCTTGTAGCCTTTTGAAAGGCTGCCTAAGTATTTCTAAATCTCTTTCGTGCGTTCCGCTACCGCTCCAAAATAATCTAACCTTGTAATCTTCGGTCTTGTTATCCTGGAACTGCTCTTGCCCGTAAGGTAATGCGTTTGGTAAGA